AATACTTCTGGTTCAACAATTGGAACTAAACCATTCATTTGACAAATTGATGCATAACGTGCTAATGTATTAGCATTTTCATCGATAGCAACTTGTGATGGTGTAGCACCAATAGTATCTTTAATATGTAATACAGCTCTCCATTTAGCAAAACGTGCACCTTGTTCATAATATTTTTTACAACGTACATCTAAATCATCAATACCTTGTGTAACAGTTTCACCTGGTGTTCCAGCTAATGGTTTAACACCTTTATCAACTTTAATACCAGGTATGATTCCTTGCTTGTTTAGTTTCTCAACCATGCTTTCACCATCTGCATGATTCTGATATAATGTCTCCTCAAATAAAATCGCACCACTAATATATCTACCCAAGTCTGGTGCAGTAAACAACATACCTCTGTATGCCTGTCGATTCTCTTCAGTATTTTCTAATCCAATATCTGCAAGTCTTTTACCACAGGTGTTTGTGGATTCATCAACAGCAAGAATACCCTTTCCTGCTGTTGCTAGATTTCTAGCAGTTGCTTGCAGTTCATCTGCATACTCTTTTATTTTACAAGACATAATTAAATACTCTCTTTGTGACTTTCTGGTAACTCTTCTAATACGGGTTCAAATGGCAACCTTTCTGTTACTTTTGGTATTCCTCTTTGGCCTGGTAGTTCACCCTCATATTCTGCTGTAACGTCAACAATATGTGGTGGTAATGGTTTAGGAGCATCTATTCTTCTATAAGTAAATCCTTCACCCTCATGTAACTCTAAAGTTCTGATCGCATATTTTTCATGACTACAATCACAATATTTTTCTCCCCTGTGATCATATACAGACCAGAAGGGATAAAAATGATCAGGTATGGGCATTAAAATTTAAACTCCGCAAAAGACTTTTTAAGTTTACTTTCTTTTTCATTATACTCTTCATCTTGGCCGCTGTCAACAATATCATTCTGTGCTTTCTGTTCACAATCATATAGTCTCATCTTTGCACGATCAATACCAATTACAAATCTCTTGTTGATAGTGGGATCATTATATCTATTCTTCAATTGCTTGACCATAATCTGATTCAACTCCTCCAGTTCTTCAGTAGATATAAGAGCGAACATAAGATCAGCAGTTGCAGGAAGGCCAAATGACTCAGAGGTATCGGTAAGATCAACATCAGAACTAGCGAAACCAGAGCGAGTGGTTTGAGTAGCGGATACAATCGGGAGATTCGCTTCCACCGCGAGACCTCGTAACTCTTCTGCGATTGCTTTGATGTATGAATACGAGTTGACATTGTTATTTGTTCTGTATCTGGATGACGCACAAATATTAAGATAATCTATGAATATTATATCAGGTCTGAATGATTTCTTCAATGCTAATTCATTTAGTAATGCCTTAAAATGACCTGAGTGTGCTGCAGCTGTAGGATATTCTTTTATAATTAATGATCCTTGAGTTTTTTTACTAACACTCGTTACTTTATTTTCATACATTACTTTTGGTAAATCTGTAATGTCTTGAATATTAATATTTAAAAGGTTAGCATCAATCCTCTCCGCAATCTTTTCTTCAGCCATCTCAAGCGTGATATAGAGAACGTTTTTACCTTGGAGAAGAACAGAACTGGCAAAATGGCACATAAACAAAGACTTACCAACACCAGTGCCAGCAAGAGCGATATTAAGCGTTTTATTCGGTATGCCACCCTTTGTGATCTTGTCAAGGAACTCCAAATCAAAGGGTATCTTGTCTTCCTTCCTGTGGTAAGATTCATAACGTTCTTCATAATCCAGTAAATAATCGTGCCCTACATGACTATCGAAAGACACAGCCAAAGCGTCAGAGAGAATAGTAGGAATAGCATCCCTTCCTTTGGTGTCATCTTTTCCATCTGCTAATTGAATTGATTCCATCAGTGCCAAATATATAGCACGATCTCGACACCACTTCTCTGTGGTTGTCACCAACCAATCATATTCTGATGGCTCATCATCAAGACTTGATATTAAATTAGTAACATCCTTATATGATGAATCATTTATATCTGATCTTTTCTCTGCCTCGATGCATAGTATTTCTTTTGTAGCAGGTTTATTATATTGTTCTACAAAACTAAAAATCTCTTCAAATACAATCTTCTGAGTTAAGTCTTCAAAGTAATCTGCCTTTATAAAAGGAATTACTTTACGAACATACTCTTCATTGTGAAGAAGATTCTTTAAAATTAAAAACTCTATGTTATCCATGAGGCACATCAAAAACAAAAGTTATCCTAGTTTCATCACCAAGATTCACTGTACCGTGAGGTATCTTATTATTAAACCACAGTAGTGTTCCAGCGTCAACAACTATGTCTTCATTTCCTACGAAATATTTGTATTGACCTTGTATGGATAAATGATATCTATCTTTATCAAGATAGTAAGTTCCCTCATCTATGTGTGCTCCAACCATTTCACCAACAGGTAATGCAAGGAATCCACAACGACGATAGTTGGGATAATTTTTATTTAAAAACTTTCTTACTTCAGAGTGTTTTTTGTATGCAGGAGTTTTCGTGCATATCTCAGTATTACCAACTTCTTCACCAGGTGTTGTGATACCACCCATTACTAGTTGAAGAACGTCAACTGATGTAATATATTCGTGAGGATCTTTTAATTTTACATTCTTTAGTTTCTGTTGTGATCCCCAATCCTCTGGATATTTCTCTAACTGTTTTCTTATCTTAGATACATCTATTCCTGTTTTTAATATCTTTATATTCTTCATGAACCATAACTAAATTCTTTTTGTGCTATCTCATCTAATGCTTGCATTACTTCTGGTGTAAAATATTCTTCTGGATTAGCAAGTATCTGTTTACCATATACTTTCTTACCATTGATTTCATATCTACCTGCAACATTTTCCATATACCACCTATCTCTCCAAGTTCCAAGAGACCATAATATCTATCAAGGCCTCTATCATCATAATAAAGTCGAACTTGAACTTCTTTGTTTTCTTTACTTAAACGTGATTTATGAGTCTTTGCTTTGATAATATTTCCAATGACTTCTTTACCATCCTTCTCTTTTTTACGGCTAAGATAAATGATCGTGCTCGCTGCGTACTTGAGGCCGCTACCGCCTCCCATTTCTTTTGTAGGGATGTAAGATCCAATGACATCGTATGTGTGGTTTGTGACTATGAGTGGAATGTTTGCTTGACCAAGTTTTAATGTGAGCATTCTAAATGCACCCTTAACCAATTGTGATTTAGTCATGTCACGAACTTGTTTATCGTCTAGTGCATCTCTAATCTCTTTCTCCGTGGAAAGCATTCCTAAAGAGTCTACCACAAACATCCATGGTTTGCGATCTTCTATATTGGTCTTTAAATATATATCAACTGCCTTAAGTGCTTTAGTTCTAAACTCTTCTATCGTTACTACATTTACAACTACAAGACGATCTAAGTCGATGCCACGACTTGTGAGTAGAGATTTATTAACAGCGGCTTCAGTATCAAAATATAAGCAATAACCATCAGGATTAGAATCCAAGAAGTTCTTGACAACTGCAAGTGAAAAGAAAGTCTTTCCAGTAGAGCTTTCACCAGCAATGGCGGTAATTTTATTATTAGATACCCCGCCAAATATAGACCCTGATATAAGCCCATTAAAAATGTACGAACCTGTATCAACATATGTTTCAGTCTCGTCAATATCGGATGCGAGTTGGGTGTAGTCATTTCCTATTTCTTTTACAATTTCTTTCAGAAAATCCATAATTACTTTTCTATTTTATGATAAACTTCAACATAAGATTCACACTTTGGGCATGATAAATTAGTAACTATATCATACTCCATATCTGGGTAATCGTCAAGATCATGATCCCCACCCCAGATTAGTTCAGTATTACAGTGCCAACAGTTCATTATATAAAAGGTATATGTGGTTTATTTTTAAATATCTTTTTCAATATTTTATTCCAAGGTATTAAACGATCAATAGAATAATCTCCTGCACCTATACAAAGAACACAGAATGCTCCTCCAAAGTATAGCACAAGAAGTTCTAATAGGTAGATATTGAAACCTGCTGTAACAATAGCATGGTATATGGCAACTGATATAGTTCCTATAATTGTTAGTGAAGCAAATCTTGAAAGTAATCCTGCAATCAATAACCAACTACCATATATCTCAGAGTATGCTGCAATGTATGATGATATTATTGGAAACGGTAATCCAATAGGTCTTACAAATGCATCAGCAAAATTTTGTATATCTGCTGTTTTTTCATAACCATGATGTATTAACATGGTTCCTATTGATATTCTTAAGATCAATAAACCGAAAGATTTAATCATTTAAATTCACACTCCAACATTATTTCCGTGAGTGCAGCCAAAAGATTAATTTCTTGGTCTGCAACAAAGGCGATTTGATATTGATATCTAGCAATGATAAGAACTGCGGCAGGGATACTGGCATTCTTGAGAGAACCATATAGAGAGTCGTATATACGACGTAGAAGTATAGCAGGGTCATTATCTAAATTATCGACACACCACTTACGAACAGCGGGAAAGTTTTTTTCCTTGAGATTCTTTGTAAGGTCATTGATTGATACATCAGAGAATGTTGCTAGAATACCTGTATCTATTCTACCACTTGCAGAGTATCTTTGACATTCATTTAAAACTCTTCTCCAATCAGGAAAGTGTTTGTTGATGAGTTCTACAATTACTTTCTTATCATACTCAACTCTTTGTTCATCAAGAATATAGTTAAGTCTCTTGAAGAACTCAACTGCAATCTCTTGTTTCTCTTTACCTTTGATTGAAAAATCTATAACCGCACATCTTGAATGTAGTGGTTCGATTATCTTATTCTTATAATTGCAAGTGAATATAAATCTACAATTACCATAGAACTCTTCGATGTTTGCACGAAGTAAAAGTTGAACATCATGAGTTGTGTTATCTGCCTCATCAATGATGATCACTTTATGTTTTGCACCACCCATCAGAGAGACAGTGGATGCAAAGTTCTTTGCCTGATTTCTTACAGTGTCAAGAAAACGACCTTCATCAGATCCATTGATAACATAAAAGTCTGCACCAAGTTCATGACACAG